GGGTAATAAATTAAATATAGAATAGCTATTATGGATCCATTATTTCAGGAAAAGAAGTTCAATGGATTAGTAAAAACATATGAAACATACGATCTGCAAAGAGTAAATGTGAGTGTTGACTTTGTGATAAACGAGACTGAAGTGGAGGTCACACTGACAACTGATAAAACAGAAATTTGGGAAGCAAAATCAGCTGTGATGACGTTAATGGAACTACCTGGCAAGTCTTTTAAATTAACAATCAAGAAAGACAATCCATATAAGATTGTTCATGAGATTGTTTCTCTAGCAATCTCAAAAGAGAAAACTGATAAGAAATTAATTGAATTGAAATCTGCTCCATATGACCCATCTGAAATACCATATTTAAATATGACACCTGATTTTATTAAAATCGAAGATGGGAAAATTTATGTTTTAGAAGTTGGAACCAAAAATTCAAGCATAGATGAATCTTCAGAGTTGTCATATAGAAACAAGAGGAATGATTTAGATGAAAAGTTGAGAGGATCGAAAATTGACTGCTTATCTGGTGTCATAATTGTCTCCCAATCATGTGTTGTCTCTGATATTGAGTTAACAAGAGACTTTTGCAATTATTTATCCTCAATAATGGCGTTTGGGCTTTCAATTTATTTCAAATTATGTTTTGATTATGGTCTTTCTTTCAATGAGGATGATGATTTGAAACAGAAGAGAGATAAATTCAAAATGCTCATGCTCAAAAATCCTTTATATATAGAAAATGAGGAGCCTATGATATCAATGCGATTAGTTAATTTTTGGAAAAATTTTGATGTCAATTCAGGATTATCAAATCTAAAAATAAATTTATTGAAAAAATGTGTTTCTGAGTGTAAAGAAATTTCAATGATATCTTCAAGCAACGATAGACTTAGATCAGTAGAAACAGATTTTAATAAATTATTGAAAAATCAAGATGTTAGAGGATCAAGAATGAAAAATGATTCATTCTTTAAATTCCCATTTCCAATAGGCTCAAATAATGGTGAGTTTATGATTAAAATGCCAATAAACTTAAACAACTCTTATTCTGACCTTTACAATCAGGTGTACTCTGATTTGGCCCTACAAAACAATTTTGAATTCCCAAATTTAAAAAGTATTGAGTCAGACAAGTTTCCAGAATGGAAGCCCACAAACCAGAGAATTGCATTCAGAAAGGAGATAACATTAAGTCATAGCCAGCAAGTAGAGTTCTCTAAATTAGGATTTAACTCTAAAATACTGAGAAATTCTGATACAGTGAAAGAACAAAGATCTAAAAGTAAATTAGAGATATCCTTATTGAGTGATACAAGTTCTATTGACAGATTCTTTGATTTGTTCTGCAGTCTATGGCAAGAAAAGGCTGATATTAATGAGCAGATATTTGATGATTTAATTCAGTCATCTTCAAAAGACATTAAAAGTAAGATATTTGATAAATCATTTTTAGAATATAAAAGTGTGAGATCTAATAAGGCTTTATTATTAATTAAAGACATGCAATTAATATTTCAGGAACTTAATATGCAAATTCAGAAGAAGATAAGAAAGAATGAAATACTTGTGAAGCGGGTATTAGGGACAAAGTGGTCTATAATGTCAAAGCCAACTGGATCACATTTATTTTATTCGCTTGTGTATCATAAATCTGACTTTGAAATTGTTGATTGGTCTGATTGCTTTGATATTCCAATATATTCAGATGAGAATATAGCCATATTCGAATTTAGATCAACTTCAAGAGAAAAGATAAACATTGGATTAAAATTATATGAGGATTTGATTAGTTTGTATTTTGATATATCATCTAAATATCTGTATGAAAGAGATAAAATTTTAAGTCATGTTGTACCAAAAGTTTGTTTTACATTTCTAGTGATGATGGACAATAAACAATCAACATCTGACATATTATATTTATGGAGAGAAATAATGATGAAGTGTTGCTCAGGTGACATATCATCTGATCCAAGTAAATTATTTGAGAAATTCCCTCCAATGAGATCAGGCTTGTCAGTTTGGATAGTTAAAAACATGAAAGAAGCGATAAGAATGATGTCTATAGAAATTCCCAAATCTGTCAGGAACTCAGAAATAGAATTAAGTGAGGATGTTAATGAGAGTAACGCTGACTCATTAACAGGTATGATTGACTTGGTAACTTTGAGAGTTGAAGAAAGATTTGAAATCTGTATATATGTTTCATACTTAGCTTGTTTTCATTCTTTTGGTTTAATGAGCAAAGGATCTGCAGACATGAAAGTGTTGGATAAAATTGTTGAATATGAGTTAAAAATGAGAGAAGCAAGAAGGGAACATATGGGATCAGAATCAGATTTTGATTTAAGAGACCATGAATTCAATGTGCATCTCTCTCTCTGGGGTGGGCATCTAAAGAAGAATCATCTGAAATCATTATTTGGAGATCAGACAGATAACATGATTTATAAATGTTTTTTTGACTCATTGAAACATTCATACTTGGATTTTGCAACATTCAAAGCTTCACTGTCTAGATACTCATCCTATAAGTTTGAGACAAAATATCAGAAACCATCTGTTAAAGTGATAGAAGAGGCAATTAAACTATTCTATATAGATATAGACTGTATAAAATCACCATATGACTCCATGGAAAGCATGATGGTGTTTTTGAATGATCCCATTCAAGCCAAGATAGATAAAAAGATGGATCAAGCGAAAGGGCTAAGAGAAATATTAACCATGGATTTAAGAAGTAGGATGTTCTTGAGAATTGTGGAAAAAACTATGGAAGGATTGAATTATTACAGCCCAACTGAAGTGCTATCAAAAGGAACAAAGAAAGAAAAGATGTTAACTGATATGAGTAAGTTTGTAAGCAATCTGGAAGAAGATGGTTATGAGATATTTGTTTTAGATCAAACAATAGATCACTCAAAATGGTGTCAGATGTTTGTGATGACAAAATTTGCATCTCATCTGTCAAAGGTTTTGCCTGAACCAATTTTTATTTTCTTTTGTCACATATTGAACAAAATAACAGAAAAGAGGATAATATTAAATTCATCCGTGATAAACACACTAATAAAAGACTCAGATTTTTATTTAGAGAGTTTGAGTGAGTTGAAAAAGCAGTTCAATGATGAAAATTCTCAGCATGATATCATAGAGTTCCTAGAGGTAGCTATAAAGAATAGATCAAATATGGGTCAAGGATGGTTACAAAACCTATCAGGATCAGATGGAGATGCCGATATGATGATAGTAACAGTTATGTGTGAAGTTATAATTAAAATATTTGTTGAAGATGGCTCGTTACCTAGTGACACAAAAGTGTTTAATTTGAGGTTATCATCATCCGATGACCAATTTCAGAAGAAAGTTATAAAAGTAAAAGAGGGTTATTCTAGTAAGATAAAGTTGGTAATGAGACTAATGGGAATATTGCCTAAAGTAATATCCTCATTGTCATGTAAGAAAATGTCTTTAGACAAAAGTGAGTTATTCAATTCAAATAACATTGGAGAATTTAATCAAATATTTCACAGTAATAACACTAACTTTGTAGGGACATGCAAGTTTATAAAAGCTGCTACCGAAGTACCAACCACAAAAAAGCTAATTGATAGATTTCACAATTTTTCTAACACAAGAAGAAACTTAGTTGAAAATGGCTGTGATGTAAACACTGCAACAATTGTGATGATAAATCAAGCAAGAATGAATTACAGAACATTTGGACTATTTTCTGATGATCTGTTCATTTATCTGTATCATGATTTAATTAAGTTTAAAAGCCCAAACTTTGGGTTTTTTAACTTGGAGAAACCAGAGATAATGGGCTTTTTCGGATTGGATTCTTGTATGTATTTATCTTACATTAATGATTTAGACACAAGATCAGTATTCAATAATTTTCTGAGTCATATGGATACATCAATGGGAGCTGATGGATTAATTGGGCCTGATATTGATTTTAGAATAACCAAATCAGAAAGGTACTTTTCATTTTTAAAGAAGTTCAAAGACACAAGGGAAGATTTGTGTGCAAATCCAGAATTATTGTATAGAGATCCTGAGTCAAGAGAAGAGATGGAGAGATTATTACATTTTAAAGGGAAATATTCAGATTCTGAGCTAGGATTTATATATGATAACACATCTAAGACTTTCGTAGCATCTCAATTACTATTGAGAGAACCAATAATGAAATATAGAAAAGGTGATAAATACATATCATGTAATATCTTTTCACTAATAAATGAATTTAAAGAATTAAAAAACATAGAAGATTTTTCAAGAATATTATTTCCTGATAACATAATTTACAATTCAATCTTGAGTTTAATTAATGAGGACAAAGAGAGGATTTATATCAAATCGTATGATTTGTCAAGGAAAAGATCAAGATTTGACTTCAGCTCAATAACACTAGGATTAAATATATCTTTGAAGGAGTGTGTTAAAAGCATATGGTTTGGTCTAAACGTACCTCATAATAAATCCCTTATCAAGGAAAGTTTCAAAACATATAAAGAAATATATCCTTGGCTAAGAGACACACATAAAACAACACTGTTAGATAATTCAGTATTATTTAGAGATGCAGTTTCATTATCACAGAACATTGAATCATTATCAACAAGGGATAGATCTTTCAAATGTTTTAGTCCAGTGAAACAATCAAGCTTAGAGAGAATGGTTATCAACTATATGAGATACAATTCAAAGAGAGGACACTTATTAACAGAAGCAAAAAATATGACTTTTGAGAATGAGATAAATGAGAACTCACAATATGATAGCTCATATTATATCTGCTCAACAATAATGTCAGGGCCTGTTTCTGATGATGACAAGAAAGAAGAAATCTATGGTTTAAAATTTGAAAATTATAATTTTTTGTTAGATAAAAATAGGGTTAGACAAAAATTATACATATTAAAGATGATAATAGAAGAAAAACCAGTGAATGAAATATTATCAAATATAATATACTTGAGAGAATCACCAATATCATATTACAAAGTACCACAGAAATATAGTAAGGAAAAGGGGTGGTTTGGTTATCTACTTATCGAGATCATTAGCCAAGAAGGAATGGCGCAAATTGAGCTCTCGGTTGACAAATCATTGATAGTAAGATCAACATCACAAATCGTTATAAACCTTCTAAAAAATAAAATATTTTCAATACTTAGAGAGAATAATTTAGAGAAATACATGAGCCATGAAGGACCCAGATTTTCAAATTCTGGATTTATACAAAAATCTGGTGTTTCAGGGATTAAATACAAGATAGATAAGGATCTAATTAAATCTGTTGATGTTCAAAAATTCAAATTGGATATTAAATTTTCAAATATTGGTTATGTTAAAATAGTAAATATTCAAAAAGACCAGAGAGATTCAACTATATGCACTTTCGGTTTTTCTAAATTGTCAGTGCCATATAATGTAGCATCAGACTCTGTCATATCAAAATGGATCAGAAATGAAAAATTTAATTATAAAGATTTGATAACGATTAAGAGATTAAGATTTGATTGGTTGAAAGAATCTTTTAATCTTATTATGACTAATAGGTACAAACCAAATAGAATACTGGGAAGTCTTTTAGAAATGGATGAAATAAATATAGAAGATTTTAACATACATGAGTTTATGAACTTTGAGGTTGATTATGAAGAGATGAATGAAGCCATTGATGCATTTGATGATGACCCACTAGATATGGATTTTAATGCTATAGATTTTGGTGAGATAGAATATGTTCAAAAGAATAGGATAGTTGAGTATGAATCTCAGAGATATGAGACAAAATCTTTTGATTTAATATTAGAAAACGTTTCTTATTTAAATGTCAAAGAGATTTATCTCAGTGAATATAGAGTAGAATTTTCAGACAAGAATGAATGGTTAGATTTATTTTGTGAACTGATTGATTACCAAAATAAGCCAGTGATACCAAGATACAGAACTGTGACTGAAACAGACAAGGTAATAGAGTCAGTTGATGAGCTGAAAGGAAAACCTTATGTTATCATGGTATCTGGTGATATAATGAAAGAAAAAGCGAAATTAGTAATGGAGGCATTATCAGATGATTCATACATAATAGAAAATGACTTAGCTCCACGTGGCCTTTACTACAAAACAGCAACTGAAAACACGTTTAAGAAATTTGAGAGGAAATTCTCATTGAATTTAGACAAGATAGCATCTGATATAATGAATTTAAATTTTCAATTAATGAAAGAGGCCGAGTCCAATCCAAATGAGGAAGAAGAAAGTGTGGTTTTTGAATATGATTCCAAGACACAACAGTTTAAAACAAATAAGTTATCATTCAAATATATGAAGGATAGATTCAAAGAATTTAAAAGAAGATACATTAGCAGGAATGAAGACCAAAAAGAAGAACCAAGAAGTGGTGAGTTTGAGGTTTCTAACCCAATTTATCAAGGGAGAACTCGTGTGTCACATGATTGGGCTGATCATTCCAGTGATGACTGAACAATGTGAATATTAAACAAAGGT